CGCGTTACCATCGTGCGCGATCATCATCCGAACCGTCTTGCCATTCCAATCAAAATCTTGGAAGTGCGCGGTGTTGCCGGCACCCGTGGACATTGTCTTGAACCCATAGTACTTGGGGTCAACTGAGAATCTACTGCACTCTGACACTAGCGGGTTGGTGATCGCGGTGCCACCGAACTCAAACGCGAACACGGGTTGGTTGGTGTCATTGGTTGCCTTAAATAGTTGTTTCATTGTGATGCTCCTTGGTGTTATGCACATGACCCGCTCTCGCGGGTTTCGGGTACTGAACCCATCCTCAGATGTGCTTATGCTAATAATTCCGAACCATCGCGGTACGAACACCCAAACTCAAACCTGTATATCTCAACGCAGGATTTGTAGTACATGTCGGGTTCCAAGTACCAATCGGTTGGGAGACGGTACTGCTCAGAGTGCCGGATCAAACCACGCTCCAATGCCTCCCTCGCTTGCTTTTCGGTTTTGCCAAAACCCTCAAATTCAAAGTTTCGTGTTCTAAAGTATGCTTTGATTATCATTGTGATGCTCCTTGGTTAGTGAAAGTGTACTGATCTGCCCTTGGGGGCAGATCGCTAAACTCTCAACCTACGATATTCCAAGTGTCACCCTCTTCGATGCCCAACGCCTCCGCCAACTCTTCCGGAGTGTAGGTATCCGAACAACACACCCAATACTTGCCGATCACCTCATGGTACTGATTTCGGGGGTTGAACAACTTGCCACACATGTCACACTTGATTCTCTCTGATGCCATGACTATCTCCTTGGTTGTGATACCCTATTGGTTTTTTACCCCCACTTTTTACGATGCGAAATGGGGCGATCCGCGTGTTGTGCGTATCACCCTATTGGTTTTTTACCCCCACTTTTTGGGATGCGAAATGGCAAGCGATCAGATCAGGATGGTGCGAAAATCGCGCTCCCCCTCTATGCCTCTCTCGCACGCGCATCGCGCCCTGGTGCCGATGTGGCAACTCAGGCACCCTACCCCCTGGCCCCCCTGTGGATAACTGCCTATGCGCGATCCTAGTCGTTTCGCATTGTGGGACGCTCCGCAGCTTGGCACGATTCTTGCTAGGGCAATTTGCGTGCCTGGCCACTTGGCACGATTCTTGCTAGGGCAAGTTCTATGCCTGAGCTCGATACTAAGTAGGCACTCACTAACTTACCCCGGCGCGGATGTGGGCACTTACTAACTTACCGCATTGCACCATCCCCAGTTAGCACTTACTAACTTACCGCATCGCACCATTGATAGTGTGCGCTCACTAGCATTGCGCGGCGCAATAGCAAAGTGAGCGCTTGCTAACTTAGCAGGGGGGCTTTTTGTGCAGGGCAACACCCCTCTTCGGGTACCGGCCCCCCGCCCCGGGGCCCCCGACACAGGCCGCAAGTTCGGCAAATTTTTTATTTTTTTGTATTACGGGAGAGGTATAGAGACAAATCGGCGCGGACACGGGCAAGATTTGCCGATGTGCTAATATGCGCGTAATAGCATATTGCACCGCTTTGGTGCATTTTGCGCGGGGGTTGCGGGGGTTGCGGGGGTCTATGTCACATTACTCTTTATTTTTTTTGAGAGAAAGTAAATTAAAGGTTGATAGCGACTGGAGTTAGACCCCCGCGACCCCCGCGACCCCCGCGCAAGAACCCCTGGAATCAGCCTGCGAAACTGCCGGCAACTTGGCAACACGGTAAATTTTACCGGGTTAGAGACGGCCAATCGTTTGCATAAGTAGTATAGAGATGATGAGACTTAACCCAAGCACGAACGAAAGGTTCCACCGTGGCGATCTGCGGGGGGACGGCTTTGTATTCTTCGCGTACACCAACAAGCTAAAGGCTGACGGGTACTTTAAGGAGATATGGCTCTCCCCCAGCGCGTCAAGCAGGGCAACGCATGGGGACAAGATACGCAAGAGGAGGGCGCGTGGCAGTAGAGTCGAGTACACCGATACCAACGGCTGATGGGTGGAAGAGGGCAATTGACCTGAGCGCGAAGGATCTAGTGTTCGACCAATCGGGCGCGCCACAGCGGGTTCTCTCGGTTCAGAGTTGGATACCATCTGAGTGCTACGAGGTGCACCTGGACGATGGGCTGACTGTTGTCGGTGACAGGCACCTAACGTTCCCGTGTCAGACAAAGAACTGGCGGGAGCATTTCTGCCGTTGGTTTAACCGGAAGAGTTCAAGAAAACCCAAGGAGTTTCGCAGCGCGTTGTGGAAGGGTTCGGTGAGGGATATACTGAGATCCGGTCTTATAGACGATCGAGGCAAGAAGAATTTCTCCATCGGGGCTACCGGCCCGGTGCAATTCCCAAGCGTTGACCTGCCCGTCCCGCCGTATGTTTTTGGTTTGTGGATCGGCACCCGCACCCCCACCGGCAGGCACTGGCTGCGCCCGGGGATGGACATTAACCGGATCAGGTCAAGGCTGAGGGGGTTGGGTTTTGCTGTCGTGTCCAAAAAACACAAAAACGGGGACACCATGCTTGAGTTTAGACCGTCCGTTCTGACATACTTCGCCGCCATGGGCTTCGGCGTTCCGGATGAGATACCGTTTTCGTACATTATGAGCTCACCGGAGCAGCGATCAGAGCTCTTGTCGGGGTTGGTTGACGCTAGGGATGTGTTTGTGGGGCGTGATAGCACCAAGTGCGTCACCCACGACCCATCTTGGAGGTCGGTACGTCGCAAGCAGGCGCTGTTAGAGTCGCTAGGGTTCAAGACAAGGCTCCACACCCCATCGAAATCGAGCAGTTTCTCGCTCTTTTCCGACATATGTGACACCAAAAGGGTGAAGAACAAGAGGTTTATCGTAAAAATTGACAAAAAACAGCCCAAACAGTGCGTCCATGTCGTGTGTGAGCGCCCTTTTTTGGCGGGAGAGGGGTTCATAGCGGTATGCTAACACAGGAACAGGAGAAAATCCTTGCAAATTTCGCAAAGACCAACAAACACTGGCCAAAAGCCCAACTTGACGCCGCGCTATGGCAGGTTAAGTGGGAGATTGAGGCCCTACCCCACCAACGAGAGCCTGAAGATGGCGAGTACGACACCTTTCTCATGCTGGCCGGTCGTGGGTCGGGGAAGACTCACACCGCCAGCCATTGGGTTGGCATACGCGCATGGAAATTTCCAGAAACTCGTTGGTTGGTCACGGCGCCAACCTCTAACGACATCCGAGCGACATGCTTTGAGGGAGACTCTGGCCTGCTCAACATCATACCTGCGTCAATTATCCAAGATTACAACAAATCGCTCTTTGAGATAACGCTCACCAACGGGTCAATCATACAGGGCATACCCGGGTCGGAGCCGGAGCGGTACCGGGGCAAGCAGTTCCACGGTGGGTGGTTCGACGAGCTGTGCGCGTTTGAGTATTTGGACGACGCGTACGATCAGGTGCAGTTCACGATGCGTCTGCGCCACCCCAAGATCTCACGCGTTCAGCAGATCATCACCACCACCCCCAAGCCTAAGGAGTTGATCGTCGATCTGAACGAGGGCAAGATCGGGGGCGAGGTCTACGTGGTGAACGCCTCCTCCTACGACAACAAGTCTAACCTGTCAGCCACCTTCTTCAAGCAACTTGAGACGTACGAGGGCACAGACCTTGGAAAGCAGGAGATTTACGGGGAGATCTTGAACCCAGAGGACGCCGGCATCATCAAGCGGAAGTGGTTCCGGATGTGGCCCGCCAATCAGGAGACCCCGACCCTGGAGTACGTCATCGCCAGCTACGACCCGGCGACGTCTGAGAAGACGCACAACGACCCGACCGCTTGCGAGGTTTGGGGTGTGTTTGAGAGGCCGGACGCGGGCACGTGCTTGATGTTGCTGGACGCGTGGGACACGCACCTCTCATACCCTGAGCTCCGAAAGAGGGTTATCAGCGACTTCAAGGAGGTCGTGTACGGCTCGGACCAGACGTTTGCGAAGGGCAGGAAGGCAGACCTGATCCTGATGGAGGACAAGTCCGCGGGTATATCCTTAGTCCAAGAGTTACAAGGCGCGGGTATGCCGGTGAGAGCCTACAACCCCGGCAGGGCGGACAAGGTGCAACGCCTGAACATCGTCGCGCCCCTGATCGCGAAGGGTAAGGTCTACATACCCGAAGACCCCGAAAAACCCGGCGAGTACGCCGCGTGGGCGAAGAGATTCATGCGCCAGGTGTGCTCGTTCCCAGAGTCTGGGGGGCACGACGACTACGTGGACAGCCTATCTCAGGCGCTCCGGGTGCTGCGAGATTCGGGGTGGGTGCAGCTCGACCCCCTGCCAGCCAGGGACTACGGCTACGCGGACGATAAGAAATCCCGCTTGAACCCGTACGCTCAGTAGGCACAAATTTATGATTTTTGTGCATGAGTGGTACTAGGGAGACCATAACCAATAATGAACCCAATCAAAACACCACGTCAGATGCTATTTGAGATGTCGGGGATACTCCCCGGGTACGCCAACGCCGGCAAGGTACAGAAGATTGGCGCGGACATCTATAAGAGCATCTCAAAGGCTATATCGGACTACACGAGGAAGACAGGGTCTCCACCCAAGCCCGAGGATGTTAAGGCGCTGCACGACTACGCCCGCTCCTTGAGCAAGGGCCCCTTCGTGCCAAAGCACGACCCAGAGACACAGGCTAGGGCAACGCACGCCCTCGCGACAGACCCGAACATGAGAGCGTCGTCTCCGGTTGTTAACGAGTTTGGAATCACCAAGAACTTCAACCCAGAGGTAGCACCCGACGAGTTCTTGTCTCGTGCGATGCTGGGGCGCGGGGTTCGCGGGACAATACAACGCCCGAATACCATGGAGATCAGCGATCCTAATGTGGTTGAGAGCATTGAGCGCGCGCAGGGCGCGGGTCGCTTGGACGATCTGTACCCAGAGCAGTCTGTTACGCCCGCGTCCGACGCTATTGCGAGAACCGCGACGGGTTTGGAGAACGCTGCGTTGGCGAGCGGCAAGGTCCCGATGATCGACCAGATCAAGGTAGAGTTCTTCCAGAAGAACAAGAGATACCCATCCGACGAAGAGCTCGAGATGCTCATCTCAGCGTACAACCCGCTCCGCCACCAATACGGCGAGAAGGGGTTGGGGGTTCTTGGCGAACGGCCACGAACCGCGATTGGGATGTCGGAGTGGAGGGAGAAAGCCCGCGCCGAGGGAATCCCCGAGTACGCGCTACTAGACAAGCCATCGAACTACCCCGGGTCCATGCAGGACGAGCTGATGATGCAGC